TGTGTCCAATTTGTCCACAGAAACCGCATAATTAAGCCATGGCATTCGTACCTCTCAAAATCCCACCAGGCATCTACCGAAACGGTACTGAGTACCAGTCTTCGGGCCGTTGGTATGACGCAAACCTTGTTCGCTGGTTTGAGAATACCCTGCGCCCAATTGGCGGGTGGCGTAAGCGCTCCAGCAGCCAACTGACAGGCTCATGCCGTGGACTGCTTACCTGGCGCGATAACAGCGGGGATCGCTGGATTGCCGCAGGCACACATTCCAAGCTCTACGCCATGAACGAGGCGGGGACTCTCAAGGACATCACGCCATCAGGCTTCACTGCTGGCGCTGCCGATGCGGTCATCAAGACCGGCTATGGCTATTCCACTTACGGCAATTTTGCTTATGGCGTTGCGCGGCCAGACACTGGCACTGTGACACCGGCCACCACATGGTCCTTGGATACATGGGGCGAGTATCTGGTGGCCTGCTCAGACGCCGATGGCAAGCTCTATGAGTGGCAGTTGGGATTCTCAACGCCAACACTGGCTGCGGCCATCACCAATGCGCCGACAGGCTGCGCGGCGGTGATGTCAACTGCCGAAAGGTTTATCTTTGCTTTGGGCGCGTCTAGCAATCCTCGGCTGGTGAAGTGGTGCGATCAGGAGAACAACACTGTTTGGACGGCTGCGGCCACCAACCAGGCTGGTGACTTTGAATTGCAGACGGTTGGTGCGTTGAAGGCTGGCAAGAAGGTGCGCGGCATCAACTTGCTATTCACTGACGTTGACGTGCACACCGCCAGCTATGTCGGCCTGCCCTATGTCTACGCCTTTGAGAAGGCTGGCTCTGGCTGCGGCTTGATCTCTTCGCAGGCTGTGGCCGCGATTGACACTGCCGCCATGTGGATGAGCAAATCAGGCTTCTGGATATTTGACGGCTATGTCAAGCCATTGCCTTGCGATGTGTCGGACTATGTGTTCCAGAACATGAACTACAACCAAGCATCCAAGGTTTATGCGGTGCACAACTCCAAGTATGGCGAGATCTGGTGGTTCTACCCATCAAGCGCCAGCAACGAAGTTGATTCCTACGTCACATACAACTACCGAGAAAACCACTGGAACATTGGCTCCATGGCTCGCACCGCTGGCACTGACCGTGGTGTCTATTTGAATCCTCTGATGGTGTCGTCTGACGGCTACATCTACGAGCATGAGGTGGGCTTTGCGTATGACGGCGGGAATGTCTATGCCGAGTCTGGACCCTTTGAGATTGGTCAGGGTGACAACATCATGTCGGTGCGTCAGGTGATTCCTGATGAGCAGACGCTGGGCGAGGTTGCTATCAGCTTTAAGACGCGACTCTATCCAACGTCAACAGAGACAACACACGGTCCATATTCAGCATCACAGCCGACAGATGCGCGGTTCTCTGGCCGTCAGGTGAAGATGATTGTGACTGGCGCAATGCTGGATGATTGGCGTGTTGGCGTCATGAGATTGGAAGCTGTGGCGGCGGGTAAGCGCTGATGGATGGAGATTTTGAGAGACTGCGCCACCATGTGGAGGCAGCCTTAGAATACTCTGGAGGAACACACAAAATAGAGGATATTGCTGAAGGGTTGAGTGCAGGCAGATTTCAGTTCTGGCCTGGCTTGAATTCAGCGGTGGTGACAGAGATCATTGTCTACCCGCAAATCAAGGACTTGCATTATTTCCTTGCTGGCGGCGACCTAGATGAACTCAAGATGATGCGACCTTTGATCGAGTCTTGGGGAAAGAGCATAGGTTGCACGCGAGTATCTTTGGCTGGCCGTTCAGGCTGGTCCAAGACATTCTTAAAAGATGAAGGATATGAGCCTAAGTGGTTCATTTTGAGCAAGGAACTTTGATCATGGCTTACGAAGATTTACCGAGTCAAGCATGGCGTAATCTGCCACCAGCACAGTTCAACACTGGTTTGCTTGGACAGGGTCAAGCGCCTACGCCTACCAACTACTACCAGCAGATCATGCAAGAGATGGCTTCTCAGCCAATGTATGCGACTGTTGCGCCGCAAAGTGCTGGTGGCTATAAGCCTGGAATCTTCTCTCCTCGCACCGTTGAGGAGATGACTGATGAGCTGAACGCTTTAAACGCTGCTGGTGGACGTGGTGGCGGCAGAAGCGCAGCAGAACAGCAGCGCATTGATCAATTCTTTGATGCCATGACGCCAGCAGAATTGGCAGAATTCCAGAAGAAGAATGCCGACTTCATCAATAAGTTACTGACGCCAATGCCTTTGCAGTTGGCTGACCTTGCCGCCAAGAAGATGGGTTATGCTGGTTTTTTAAGCACCACTCTTGGCGATGGTTTGCTTGGCGGCGAAAGGTCTGGTGTTGTCACTGTTGGCGAAGGTGAGGCTGTAGCAGATGGTGATGGCGTCACAGCTCCAAGTTATGGCGTGATCAGCAACAGCGGCCTGCTTGGCCTGTCTGGCATTAGCGGCCCAGGCATGGCATCAACTACACCTGGCAATGCTGTAAGTTCTGCGATGGGTGGACAAGCGGCGGCGGCTGCCGCAAGCGGCGGTGGTGGTGGATCATCTGGCGGCGGCGGTGGAGGCCCAGGCGCTCCAGGTCTTGGCGCAAGTAGTGGCGGTGGTTTTGCAACTGGTGCAGGAGGTACTGCTGGGGTAGGCGGCACTGCATCTGGCGGTGGAGGCGGCGGTGGTGGAGGCGGTGGATGCTGCTTCATCATGCTGGAAGCTCGATATGGTGACGGCACGATGGATGCCGTGGTTCGCAGATACCGTGATGAGAAGATGACAGACAAGAATCGTCGTGGCTATTACAAGCTGGCCGAAGTCTTTGTCCCCTTGATGCGCGAATCTCGCATCTTCAAGTTCTTTGTGGCAAAGACATTTGCAGATCCATTGGTGTCCTACGGCAAGTATCACTATGGCGAAAACAAGCACGGCTGGTTATTCAAGCCAGTTGAGAAGTTCTGGATGAAGGTGTTCAACACCTTGGGAACTGATACAAAATTCATTCGTGAAAACGGCGAAACGGTATAAGGGGAAAGACATGTCTAAAGGCGGCGGCACACAAACAGTCACAACAAGCATTGATCCACAGATCAAGGAAGAGTATTTCAAGAATCTGGAGCAGGCTCGCAGTGTTGCTGGCGCGTTGCCAGTACAGCAGTTTGCTGGATTCAATCCTCTGTATCAGCGTGGCGAAGAGGCTCTGACAAATATTGGTTTGACACCATTCAATCAGGCCAGCATTCAAGAGTTCATGAATCCTTATGAGCAGCAGGTCATCCAAGGCACATTGGGCGACATTGAGCAGTCGCGTCAGATGGCTGCAATGCAAAACGCACAGCAAGCTACTGCCGCAAGGGCCTTTGGTGGCTCGCGTTATGGCGTGCAGCAGTCTCTGACAGACCAAGGCGCATTGGCGCAGGCCGCCAAGACTGCGGCTCAGATGCGCCAGCAAGGCTATGGTCAAGCTGCGCAAATGGCTCAAGCGGCTCGCCAAATGGGTCTGCAAGGTGCTCAGACTGTGCTCGGCCTTGGCGGTGCACGTCAGCAGTTGCAACAACAACAGTTGGATGCTGCACGCAATTTGGATTTGCAGAAACTTCAGATTGCGCAAGGCGCGTTAGGTTTGACGCCAGCCAATTTGGGTGGCACTTCAAGCCAGCCTCTTTATCAAAATCCTGTATCTAATATTGCTGGATATGCAACGATTGCAAAAGCATTCGGACTTCTTTGAGGTAAATCATGGCTACAAATTCTTTTGATCTTGGCGGCTTATTGTTTGGCGGTGGTGACAATGGCCTCAATGAGTATCTGAGCGAAACACAGCGCGAAGCAATTCAGCGTCAGGCACTGCTTCAGGCTGCTGGCGCGTTTCTCCAAGCTGGTGGCCCCAGCACGCAACGCATCAGCTTTGGTCAGGCTTTGGGTGGCGCATTGCAGGCTGGATCCAAGGGCTATGGAGAGGCACAGCAAAGCGCCATCAATCAACTGCTGACCAAGCAGAAGATGGACGAGTACAAGATGGCGCAAGAGCAGCGCCGCAGGCTTGAGCAGATCTTTGGTGCGCAAGCTCCTGTCGCTGGTATGCCTATGACGTCAGAGCAAGCCTTGGCCGCGCCTGGCGGTCAGGCTGGTCCTACAGTGGAACGCGCCGCCATGATCGGTCAAATGCCAGAGGCCGCCGCAGTGTCTCCAGAAGACATGCGTTATGAGCAGTTCATGAGGGCGGCTCAGTTATATGCCGCCTCAGATCCTAGCAAGGCCGAAGCCTACCAAAAGATGGCGATGTCAATCAAGCCACGCGAGGAAGTGACAGGCCAGCCATTTGAAGTGACTGGCGCTGATGGTTTGCCCGTCATGGTTCAGCAGTTCAAGGGCGGCAAGATCAAGACGCTGGAAGGCTTTGGTCCCAAACGCGAAGTGGTGTTGCAGAATGTTGATGGCCGAGTCATGGCGATTGACAAGAACGCCTTGAAGGGCGGCGAAGTCTATGGCACAGGCATCACGCCAGCAGAGCAAAAGCGTCTGGAGATGGAAGCCGCACGTCTTGGTATGGATGTCGAGCGCCTCAAGATGGAGCGCCAGCGCCTTGGATTTGAAGCTCGCAGATTGAACATTTCAGAGCAAGAATTACAGCGCGGCCAGTTTGAGCGCATGGAAAACGAAGATGGCGTGTTCTATGTGCCCAAGGTCCCAGGCTTGCCGGCAATCCCTGTGGCTGGCCCTGGCGGTGTTCCTCTCAAAGGCAAGGCGCCGCCAAAGCCAACAGAGGGCGAGGCAAACGCCGCAGGCTTTGCCAGTCAGATGGAAAACTCAGAGGCCATCATCAAGGCATTGCCTGCTGGATCTCAGCCAGGCGCTGGCAGTGGAATTGCAGGATCAGTTCCTTTTATCGGTGATGTTACGAAGAGACTTGTGCAACCCGAAGCCACCCAGCAATATGAACAAGCAGCGCAGGCTTGGATTCGCGCCAAGCTGCGCAAAGAGTCTGGCGCCGCCATTGGCGTTGATGAGATGGCGCAGGAATATCGCACCTACTTCCCGCAAATAAATGACACGCCAGCCAACATCAAACAAAAAGCAGAGGCACGTCGAATCGCCACTGAGGCCATGAAGAAATCTGCTGGCAGGTCTTACACGCCAAGTGGCGGTCTGAACTGGAATCCTGCAACACAACAATGGGAATGAGGTTCTGAGATGCCACAAACAGTCAATGTAATTGGTTATGGCCCTGTCACATTTCCTGATGGGATGTCCAAGGAGGAGATGGCTGCGGCTTTAAGGAAGTTGCCGCCAATCCCTCAAGCAGCGCCTGAAGTGGCGCCACAAGAAGGCCCAAGCATGACTGAACAGCTTGGCCGTCAAATGGGTTTGGCAACACGTCCAATGGCGCAGGCCGTGATGTCTGCTGGCGGCATGTTGCCTCTGGTGGTCGATCCTGCCGTCAACTTCTTCAACTTGGCCGCAGGCACTAACGTGCCGACAATGTCTCAGGCCATGCCTCGGACATTGACGGCCATGGGATTCCCAGAGCCAGCCACAGCCACAGAGCGTGTGGTGCAAGATATGTCAACAGCAGGCTATGGCGTTGCCGGTGCTGCCAACTTGGCAAGGCAGGCACTGCCTGCGGTCACATCGCAGACAGCGCAAGAATTCCTCAAGATGTTGGCGACCAACCCACAGGCGCAGGCTGCGGCTGCCACTGCGGCCACTGCCGCTGGCGGTGCACTGCGCGAGGGTGGTGCAGGTACTGCCGCACAGATGGGTGGTGCGATGTTGGCCGGTATGGTTGCGCCAGGCGGTCCAAAGCTGCCAATCACACAACGCGCCATTGCCGCACCCGCAACCGTGGTTCAGCCGTTCACTCAGGCTGGCCGTGAGGTGATTGTCGGTAACGTATTGCGCAAGCTGGCGACAGAGCCAGACTTGGCGGCTTCACGTTTGGCGCAGGCCGAGCCACTTGTGCCTGGTGTGCGTCCAACTACAGCCGCAACGGCATTTGATCCTGGCTTGGCATCAGCAGAGACGGCCATCAGGGCTTTGGATCAGTCTGGTGCATTTGCCACACGCCTGTCTGCCAATCAGCAGGCTTTGCTGGACGCCTATCGTCGCATCTCTGGCAAGCCTGGCTCAGTGCCTGCGGCAGAGGCCAAGCGCACCGAAGTCACACGCCCAATGCGTGAAGAGGCGTTTGCTGGTGTCACGGTTGACCCTGTGACGTTCCAGAGTGGCGTCAACTTGGTGGTGAACAGGGCGATTGATAACGTCATGGCAAGCCCTGTTGGCGTGCGCATGGACGTTGAGAGCGCCA